TAGCGCACACTTCGCTATATTACTAGGGCAGCGATTGTTGCTATCGGCCCGTGATTTCTGCATTCTTGCGGCGCAGCAAAGCGGCTGATTGTTCCACTGGTGGAACTATGCAGCCATCCAAGAACCCGGCCCGTCGCCTAGATCAAGCGTGGTCTTCCGCCCTTCGGCTCTCACGATCCCAGGGAATAGCTCGCTGAAGGCCCATACAAACGCATCTGCCCGGTTCGGGCTGTGGTCGCCGACGTAGCCAGTCGTCGTGAATCCCGCCAATTCGTCCTCTAGCTGGTGCTGATAGCCAACGATCCGCACCTTGCCGGTCTCGACCAGCGAAGAGATCGGCTCGGCACGCGGCACCTTTCCACGGCTGGCGGTGAGGATGCCGAACGGTGTCCGAGGCCTGGCCGTCTGGATGACATGCTTGACCATCGCGCCGCCGTAATTTGTCTCGGCCACGATCTTGTCAGCCATGTGCCTGTCAAAGGCGCTCGTGGCGACCTTCCCCCACGTCGCAGGCCCTGCCTTGAGGGTCAAATCCTCCAGCAGGTAGCCGTTCCCATCGGTCCCGAGCCCAGCCACGCAGATGCCGATTTCGTCGTTCTCCGCGTTATCCGTGTCGTCTGAGCCCGAAGGGTCAACCGCAATCACGATGCGCTGCATGTCTGGCAGCGCCCCATCGATCACGCGCCACTTGTCCAGCATTTCATCGGGGAACAGGGCATTGGCCGCTGAGTCCCTGAACTCGCCCAGAAGGAAGCGCCGCTGCATCCGGGCGCTCAAGCCCTGTAGGCTTTCGAGGTAGCCAGCTGGCAGGTTCTGACTGTTGTCGCCCGGGTTCAACTGCATGCAGGCGAAGTCATGCGGGTTTGGCAGCGGCTGCTTGGTCTCCGGGTCGCGCTTCTCCTTGAACAGGCGATAGCTCCAGTGCGCCTTATCTGGAGGGTTCTCGTCGTAGTACATGCGCAGAGGAAGCTGCCTGTCTGGCTGGCCGTCGATCTTCTGCATGACGTTCTGAGCCAGTCGGGTCACAGCCATGTTGCGGCTGTTCCACGGAATCTGACTGCACTCGTTCAAGGCTATGGTCGCGTACTCCTGACCGAGAATCTTTTCAGTGCGCTCCTTGTCGTCCAGGCCGCCAAACCAGATTTGGCTCCCGTTCTCAAGCTGGGCGAACCAGTCAGACTTATTCAGCTCCCACTTCACCTGCGGGAAACACAGGCTCATCATCTTGGGCCACGTGTCGTGAACGATGGCCGCTTTGACCGCGTTGAACCTGAACCGCAGGATGGCGTGCCTCGAACCAGGCGCCTTGAGCGCTCTCATGGCGATAGCGCGGTTCCAGAGGAAGGTTTTGCCTGACCTGCTCCCCCCGTAAAGGAGGATGTGCGTTGCGCCGCAGCCGAGTATGCGGTTCGCCTCTTCCTGCTTTGGCGTTAGTTCAAAGGGCATCGTCGCCAGCGGTCAGCGCTACAACCTTGACGCCGCCCCCAAGCTCCACATCGCGCTTGTCTCGCCACTCGGCTGGCTTTCGGTTCTTGAGCCAGAAGATCGCCGCCGTGGTATCTGGAGGGTAGAACTTGCGGATTTGAGTCTGAACGATCTCTTGCCCCACCACGCGGATGTCGACCTCGTCATGCTCATAACCGTTTGCACGCGCGAACAAGCTACGCTCGACCCGGTTGTCTGCTTCTTCCTTCCCGGCTTTTAGGGCCTGACAAAACTCGTCATGCTCACCTTTCCACCTGTAAATCGTCCTTACATTCACTTCAAAGAAGTCGGCGATTTCCTGATCTGTAGCGCCGAGACGACATAGCTTTCCCGCCTGTCGCACATAGTCTGGATCGTAGTCAGTCGGCCGCGCCATCAGATATTCGCCCATTGTCCGAAGAATGCAGGATTGCGCCTCGCCGCATCGCGCATCTTGGCTTTGGTCGCCTCGTTGATTTGCCCCTTCTTCAAGGCAATCCCAAGGCGATGCCTGATTTCCCACAGACGGCGGCGTCTTGGATTGTTGTGAATGGCTTGCGCGTTCTTACGACCGTTCGCCGCTCGTTGCTCGGTAGAGCATTGCGGCTCATCACCACCGTCTGCCACATTGAGAAGGCGAGCCCCATCAGCCCTGTACTGGGCTATGAGTTTCCTTTCGGTATCTGGCCACTCCCACGAGGTGGCGAGCACAGACAGATGCGGCGCCTTACCTTGGTCAAATAGCGAGCGCATCCAGCAGTAGACCGGCGTGCTTCGGCGCCGCGCATCGCGCAAGTGGGCCTTGAACCGCTTCGCGCTGTCCACTGCTTTCCCGATGTAGCGAATTTCTCCGCTATCCGGGCAATGAAGCGCGTACAGCTCCGCTCTATCTTCCATGTCAGTGACTACTCACTTAGCATGCGGAAGCGCCGCAAGTCGCTGTTCCACGTGGAACGTGAGTGCTAACTTACTTCTTGCGAGCCAGCACCTTGTTTGCCTTGGCGTCGATCTTCTGGAGGGTTGACTTACTCATGTTGCCGGCGTTGTACTGCTGCTGCGCGCGGCTCTTCGCATTTGCCGCGTGGTTCCGGTCTTGAACCGGATAGGCCCGCCCGGGTAGCGCGAACTGCGACGAGGCGAGCGCGTTGCGGCTCTTGGTGGTCAGCTTTGCCATTCCGCTCTCCAGAAAAGACGAACCCCGAAGGGTACGCGTCGCCTTCAGGGTTCAGTCAGAGCGCGTCCCAGCCACGTTATACCCGTGCCGGCTGGTCATCGTATTTGGGTTGACGCATTCGCTCATTGGCGCAGTTTAGCGCATTTGTACGCTAGTGCGCACTTACTTTGTTGCAGTGTTGGTGGGCAACCGAGGCGCAACCCTCGGCTATAGCTCGCTGCCAGTTTCCACGGGCTACTAAAACTGTCCGATGTCTAGACCCTCTGGCTGCGCCTTCACGGGGCTTCCCGCTGCCCATTGATGTGGTGCCGCAGCAACGAGCATGAATTGGCCCCCACCATCTTTCCTACCGATTGGGTAGATTGCTCGTGCTGCGGCGTTGAATCTATGCGTCAACCTTGCGCAAAGGTCATGCGCTTGTGCAATTCGCGGGTGCGGCTGACATCGCCACAGCAATATTCGGCCACCTCCTGAATGCGCCCCTCCTGCACCATCGGCCAGACCTTCGAACCATCCATCATATCGCCCTTGCCCTCCAGGCCGAACAGCCTGCACAAGCGAGCCATGCTGCCGCCCGCGCGCTGCTGCGAGTCCCATGCAAGCATGGTATCGAACACGGCGTCGCTCCATGGCTTCGGATCGCGCGGGAAATAGGGGGGAGGCTTCACGCCGAGCACCATTGCGCGCTGCCACAGGAACCGCAGGTCGAAGCCGATCACGTTGTGGCCGATGAACACCGGGCGACCCATGAGCGAATAGGAATCTACGATCATGCAGAAGAAGTCCTCCAGCATCTTGCGTTCGCTGGCATGCGTCAAGTCCTGCACCGAGTAGGCGCGCGGCTCGTCGTCATCGATGGCCCAGCCGATCACGCAGGACTGGCCGTATCCTCCATCGAACGAGGTCTTAAGGTAGGCTTCCTCGACAAGCGCCGGCTTCTTCTCGGCATGCCATGCGGCGATGGTCTCGGCCTTGCTGATGTTGCCTGGCGGCTCGATGGCTGCGGCCAGTTCCTCGCGGATGCCTGGCAACTGGCTTGGGATAGTCTCGATGTCGAAGTAGATATTCATGCTGCGGCTTCCTGCTTGTTCTTGGCTTGGGCGATCTTGTCGGCGAAGGCGGATTGCAGCTTGTCCTCTGCATCCTGGTCTTCCTGGCCACGCGCGACTTCGACGGCGGCCTGCATGATCTTCTTCAGTTCGCCGGAATTCTTCGCGGCCTTGATGGCTTCGATCTGCTCGGCGATCCATTGCGTGCGCTGCGGGTCGAACTCGCGCCGCAGTTCGTTCACGTACTTGGAGTCATCCCAGCGACCTGAGAAGATATCGCCCGCGAACCCGAGGTGGCTGGCGCACTTTATCAGCGCATCGGTGATGCTCTTCTTCGGCGCATCCTCATCGATTATCATCTTGCTGCCATCCTTCTTCTGGTAGGCGGCCATCGTCTGGCCGATATGCTCCAGCTCGCCGCGCTTGTCGCCCTGCATGTACCAGAAGCGCACCACGGCCACATGCAGCACATCATGCTCTGTCAGCCGCTCCATGCGCTCATTGAGAATGGTGAAGCCCCAGCCGATGCCGCAGGGGCCGAACTCCTCTGTCAGCCGCTGCACGATGTAATAGGGCTTCGGGCTGTTGCCGCTGTACTGCTTCCCCGTTATGGGCTTGACCTGGTGCGGGTCAGTCTTGCAGACCCGATTCCATAGCGCCATCGTTTCCATGTTTCACTTTT